GCTTCCACAGCCTTCAGCTTGGTTGATTGAGGAGTTTTTGCCCTTGCAGTGCCCGCTTCCGTGGATGCCACGGGTGCTTTGGGCTTGGGTGGCGGTTTTGCCGCCTGCTCCTGTCTCGCCTTTACCGCATTCAATCCTTCCACCATGAGCGCCAGGGCAAAGTTTGAGTTTGGTAAATGATCGACCAATGGCTGGTACAACTTGTTACTCTTCACTTCCATGAACAACTTGTAGTCATCGCTCTCCGGCTCCCCCAAAAATTGGAAGGTTTGGATCGCTTGCTGATCAGATGCCTGACGTTCCTTAATCCATGCCTGTCTTGCAGGAGCATCCTTGCGAATTATCTTCTTCGCATTGGACCTTATTCTCCGCAGATCGGCTTTGGTGTAAGTTTTGTCACCATCCTTAACCAGATACTCATTCCCGTCATCGTCAAATTGGGCTTCGTTTTCCATCCCATCCTCTGCCCACTCGATAAGAGTGTTTAGATTTTCGACTTCCTTCATGAGTGCCTGCTCATCAGCAACATTGTGTAGAGCATTGTCTTTGAGGAACTCAGGAGTTTCGCTAGTTTGCGTTTTCTGTGCCTGCTCTGCTTGAGCTTGCAGTTCAGCGTTTTCCGCAAGTAGTGCTTTCTTCTGAGCGGTAAGTCTGCCAAACCTTTTAACCGCAGATGCGTTCAGCGATTTCGCAAGTTCGCGACTTTCCTCTTCGGACAAACTGTCCAGATCGATGTTATATTTTGAAAGAACATTGTCTGAAGGTTGTGGGGGCGGCGATGAATCATCCTCCGTTTCCACGTCTTCAGCAGACTGTGTTTCCTCAGCGACTTCCGTAGGCTCCGCAGTTTCTTCAGCGGGTTCGTCCGTCTCTTCGGTGCTTGCTTCTGGTTCAGTATCTTTGGTTTGTTTGTTTCTCAGTAATTGATCTGCAAACTCTGCCATCGATACATTCCCATCCACTGGCGTTTTTGTGTTCACGGAATTTTCAGAGGACTCCGAGACAACCTCTTCGGTGATTGTTTCCATAGTATTCAAGGCTGTAGCCTAGTGTAGCACAATGTACATTATTGTCTTGACAATGACAACAAAAAAGCCCCCCGCGCTACCCCAAACGCGAAGGGCCAACTACACATATCACGATTATGACTGAACTAGAGTTTGTGAAAATTATCTAACTCCTCATCGATTGCCTCTAGTTTTCCCGTGATGTAAAAGTGTCTGTTTGTGTCTGCAATGATCTCTGGATTCTGCAACGCCCTGATAGTTTCTTCACGCATACTTTCACGCATTTCAATATATCGCTTGAAGTTAGGATCGTTTTTGATAGCGGACAACGCTCTGATCGTTTCCTCATGGTTCAGTTCGTGATTCGTTTTCAATGCTATCTCTTCTTACCTTTGTGCAGACCATGCCTTGCATGTTGCTTGCCCTTCTTAGTTGCCGCTCTTTTCTTTCTGTTTGCCGCCGCTAATTTTGCCCTGCCCGATTTTGTGCTTTTCAACCTCTTGATTGTCTTGGCGGGAGCATAAACCTCACCTGTTTCGGAAGACTTCTTGCCTGATGCGGTGCGCCACTTCTGCTTGGTCCATCGCTTGAGCGACTTCTGTGACTTTTTCAAAGCCATCAGTTTCGGTATCCTCCGCCCGCTTTTTTATAGGCAGACGCCAACATCTGGGCCTTGCGCGCCGACCACTGTCCAGGGCGTCCGCCCTTTGATCCCGCTTTTATTCTGTTGAACAATCGTTTGCGCATCGCTGGCTTCGTGTAATTGCCAGCCTCGTTTACGCGGGACTTGGTCTTTTTCTTTTTGGCAGGCATTACTTCTTCTTTTTCCTCCGCCTCTTCAAGGCCACAAAGTCGGACTTCGTGATTCTATTGCGAGGCTTTGCCGCCCCTGCGATTTTCTTCTGTTTGGATGTCAGTTTTCTCATTAGCAATTCCATGCGCGCCGACTCCAATAGTTGGCGCTTAGTTTTGAATTTTTACCTTTTATACCTCCCGATCTAGCGCAATAACTTTTCTTGCGAGCAGGATTATTTTTCTTAATGGAAAGATTTGCATCTCCAAAGCGTATAATTTTTTGCTTACCACCCTCGGACGCTCGCACTACGAATTTCTTCTTTCCGTAGGATGGTTCACCCTTGCGGATTCTTCTTGGTTTATTTACTGCCTTTGGTGCGCTCATCGGCATACAAATTATCAAAAGTTGTCTCCCAGTCAGTGTAACTGTCATGTTTTTCCGCAGAGTGAATATATTGACTGGGAACGAAATCTGGCGGTCCCTCACCAACTTGCCACAGTGCGGGATTGCTTACCCTGACCCGATTGTTGGGAAGGGCAATGATCTGTCCCTTCCACGGACCATCGGTCAACTCAAGGACATGGCTCTGCTTGTGCTGTGCAGGATCATCGGCAATTGGATTACCCGTGTAGTCCACGGTAAACATGTAGTGCGCATTGTAAAATTTGC